AGTATTTAGTGATGGAGTAAAGGCTGCACGTACTGCCACTAAAGGTAAGATAGCTGCATACTCACAGAATGTATTAGGTAAGACTGCGGCACAAAGACTAGCTACTAAAGCAGCTATTACAGAAATAGGTGTAACTACTAGTGTTGATGCTATGGTTGGTACAGGTATGGAATACCTTTATCAAACAGGTATGGTAAAAGTAGAAGCACAAGAAGAAATTAATGGGATGTCTGTTGGGATAGCTCTACTTGGTGGTATTATTCTTGGTGGTGTGCAAGCAGGATTAATTGCTAAACGGGGTGTATCAGATACAGCATTACCTAGTACAGTAATTCCTGAGCCAAAAACTGAAGGCTTTGTCTCTGAGGTTTCTAAAACTATTGATGCTTATGTAAAGCAAAATAAAGTTGAAATAGGTAGGGAGTGGAAAACAAAAGTAAAAGGTGGTGCAGTATTATCAAATAGTAGTAAAGACTTTGGTGTAGAGTTTGTACAAAGATTGTTGTTTGGTCATGCAGATGATGAAGGTAATGTTATATTAAAAGGTATGACTCAAGTAGCATATGAACGTGGTTTTGTTTGGGCTAAACGTTTTGAAGAAGATAAGTTTACTAACTGGATGGCAGATCTTATTGCTGAAGTAAGTGACAAAGAAGCACAAGATTTATTACGTGCTATAGAAAAATCAACAGGTAATAAATTAAAAGTTAAAGATGCTGATGGTAAACTTATACCTCGTTCTAAATTTACTGGTCGTGATATTGGTGATATTCTTGCTTATAAAATGTCAGAAGCTGGTACTACTTTAGGTGCATCAGGTCTTTCAGCTAGACAGCTAGGTATATCTCTTAGTGATCAAGAACTAAAAGATTTATTTGACTCTGCTTTAGATGCTGGATTTGTAAAAGATCCTAAAGGTAAATCTAAAGCAGAACTTGAAGAACCGGGAAAGTTTAAAAAAAGTTTGAGTGTCGGACTAGAATCTTTTGCTAGTGTTCAGAATAGATTAATTAGGTTACTTGTTTCACATCCATCTACCAGTGCTTTAAATGTAATTGGTTGGGGTGCTAATACAGCATTACAATCTGTATCAGACATGAGTACAGCTTTAATATATGCTGGAAAGGGTACACTTCAAAAGCTTTCTGGTGAAGTAGAAAAAGGTGCTAACACTCAAAGACTTGCTAAAATATTAATTGAATCTAATGCTCAAAGAATTAAATTTTTATTTGATGCTGACATGACCTACACTGTTTTTGAATCAGCACTTCAAAGAAACTCAGAGGCATTACAAAAATTAAACAGTGTTCTTCCCGGTGGTGTAGAAAATACTACTAAACTTTTAACTGAAGGTAACTTCAGTCCTAGTACAAAACTTGCTGGATTAAAAGCTGATCAAGGAATTGATTTAATTCAAAAGCTAACCTTTGTCCAAGCACAGGATTCGTTTACTAAGTCGCAAGAGTTTCTATTTCAAATGGATAAAAAACTAAGAGCTACCACAGGTAAAGGTTGGAATGAGTTTTACAGATCAAAAAACATTGGAGACATGACACTTCAAGCTTATATGGCTACTAAAAACTATCGTGCTATAGAAGCCAGTGCTGTAGAAGATACATTAGAGGCAGTCTTTTCTAAGTCATATAAAAGTAAAGGTTATTTAGGTACACTTGCAGGTCTTGCTGAAAATGCTAGAAATATTCCGGGTCTTGGTATGCTAATTCCTTTCGGTAGATTTTTCAATAACACTGTAGCTTTTATGGGTAAAAATACACCCGGTGTTAATATAGCTTTGAAGGCATCAGGTTACTACGATAACATGTCAAAAACAGAAGCATTTTCTAGGTCATTAGTTTCTTTAGGTATTTTATATACACTAACTGAACAAGAAATAGAAAATGTAAAAAATGGTTTGCCTATGTATGCAACTAGAGATCCTATTACAGGGGAAGAATTAATTAGTCAACAGTATGACTTTCCTGTGTCAGCCTATAGGGGTGCAGCAAGAGTTCTAGCCTTAGTAAGAATGGATAGGTACGAAGAAGCTGGAAAAGCTTATAAACAATTTGGTTTAGATTTTGGTGTTTCTGGTGTACTTAGAAACCTAGACAGAACACAACGTGACACTCTAGAATCTTTAAAATTAATGATAGATCCTGAAAGAAGAGATGTTATAAAAGCTATGGAAATAGTAAAAAATACTGTAGCAACTCAATATGTAAATCCTCTTATGCGTCCTCTTGAACCTTTAAATGTTGTTGCTGGTTTAGCTAGGGGTGAAGATGCAGCACCTATTGACAGAGCACAAAATAACAGAATGGTTAATAATGCTTTTCGTTACATAGATAATATCATTCCTTTGTTTACAGGTAAACCACTGGCAGATCCTAGAGAGACTGCAGCAGGTGGTACATCTGATATACAATCTACAAAGATACTAGGTGCTAGAGTTATTAGGCTTACTGATACACAACGTGTAATGAACAGTATAGGTCTTAGAGACTTTGATTTAAATACTGCTAAAAAGATAAGGGATCAAGCTCCAGAAGCAGCTAATGCTTTAAATGGTATTGTGTTTGATATTATTGAAGCAGAGTCTAGCTTACTTTTAGAAAGTAGTTGGTGGGATAATTTAACTCAACAACAAAAACGAGATCATTGGAATGATGATGTTGTAAAAAGATCTAAAGAATTAGCTAAAACATTTTTAAGGATGCAGTATTCTGGCCCTAATGAAATCATATCTTTACAGTACGACATAACATCTAAGTACCCTAAAAAAGATATTCAGAAAGCTACGAAAGAACTAGACTTAGAAGGGGTAGAATACTTAGAACAAAACGAGTTATTTATTTTACAACAGTATTTAAATACTGAGCAGTCGTTAAGGGATCTATCCCGATTCCAAAAGATGACACAATAAAGAAGGGGGCATAAGCCCCCTTTAATTATTCTGAATCATCATCTAGCATATAGTCTGCCCAATCATATGCTTCACGTTTTATGTCAGCCCTGTGTACATGACCCGAAGATCTAGACAGCAATGCCGCCAATGCTTGACCAGCCATAAACCTACGTGCAGTTAGTGGCTTAGTCTTTATTGGCGGTTTTCTTTTTTGTTGCCTATAGTTTTTAGCTTCCTCTTCTAGCTTTGAATTTCTGCTCATTTAGTTTCACCTTCTCAAGGTTGTAGAAGTAGGCTTTATTAAAGCCCATCTCCCAATCCCTGTTTTGTTTTGTGTTTTTAGAGTAGGGGTTACCTAACCTACCAGTTTTAAAAGCCTTCATACCTTCATCGTATGGTTTCATTTATGAATCTCCTTCATAGTTTCTATCATCTTACGTAAGTACCATTCAGCTTTTTCTATGTCCTCAACAGGATTACCTTTGTATCCATGTCGATGTTGATATTTAATTAGGTTACCATGACAGTAACCTTTGAACTCCTCTGGTGTTAACACTTGTTTAATGTAATTAATACACTCAACCCCATCACCTAATTTGTAATGGGCTGGATTGTTTACCGGATCATAACTCATTTGATTTCCACTAGCTCTGCTTCTGTGTAAGGGATGTGAAAGAAGTGTTCATACCGTCTAGCATTAGTTAACCATACTTCTTTAGCACACTCTTTAGTAAGTTGAAAGTCTTTGATTCTCCATGCTTGTTTACAGTCACCACGTATTACGTAAAAATTACAGTAAGTGTTGTCACCTTCTACATTTTTATATTTATTTATAAGCCTGTACTTTCTGTAAGGTATACGTATCTCTTTCCATTTAGGGTTCCAATCACTTGTCCATTGGTTTTTCATTTCTACTTCAGAAAAGTACATACCATCTTTTTTCTTGCTTTTTATGTCAAAGGAAAAGTCTTCCTCTGTATCAAGTATGTTATGTCCATTACTTTTTAAGTAACTTGTTATTGCATTCTTAGCTTTACTGTCATTTTCCTTGTATGACTGAGGTTGAAATTTTCTGTAGTATGATCCTTTAATCGGTTGCAACATTGATGTGCTCCTTTGTGGTGAGATTTGAATTATATACTCTCTGGTATTTGAAAGCAATAGGTATTTGCAGTCGCATCTGCTGATGGTTTAGTACTCACTAATCGTTCTCGCATTGTAGTTGAAACTTGATTACAAGTCTTCCAATCGGGGAACAGTGAATGGAAAGCTTGAACTTTCATATTACCTTGAAAAGTCATAATGAGTACTAAAACATACATGTGATTCTCCTTTATGTTAGATCTACTATTTCACAAACATCACCAGTACATGCCATAGTTTGCATTGCTACAGTGTTGTCTTCATTTT